GACATAGAACACAGCTCTAATACTATCTCTTCTTTGCTCTTCCATATTTAAACCTAGTGGATTGTTTGCACCAATGTTTAATGGTTCAATTCTATCTCTTGTACCTGATCTATAAAAATTTAATCCACCTGGTACAGTTCTAACTGGTAATAAAAATCCATCATCAGGAACTAATAGTGGTGGGTCTACTTGTTTCTGTGCAGCTTTAATAGTTGTCTTTGACATTTCATTTAACATCTTGACATCTGGCAATGCTGTCATTGCAGGTGATCTTCCATAAATTTCATTTGATGCTTTTAAATATCTTGGTACAACAAAAGGAAACTCTCTAAATCCAGATACAGATAATTCATTACCATTTTTAAATTCAATATACACAGATTCAAATGGCATATTAGCTTTATCTTTTTTGTTAGGATTAAAATCTGCTCTTGGATAAACTGCGTGTAATATTTCTATTTCTTCGTATGGATCTTTTTTTGCTTTAGTTTGAACATCTGCTGACACACTTTCGCCAAACTTTTGAATTGCAGCTCTAGCAGATATTTTAAATTTTCTATAAATAGTATCTATTCTACCTTTATCATTTTCTGCAATAAACACTTCATTGATATGCCTTGTTGAAAATTTTATAATGTCATCATTATCTTCTTCAATAAACATTGCTGCTGTACCAAATGTTATAAGGTCATGGTACAATTCAAATATTTCTTGTTGAAAGTTTGATCTATTAAATGCTGTATACATTGCGTCTGTAGATGACTCTAACCAAAGTTTTGCTTCATCTTCATTATCAATTTCTTCATCTTTAAATCTTAGGGTAAACCAAGGTGTAGAAGGATTTGTAAGCATACCATGTAATGATGCTGCTAATAATTCTACTGCTTGTATTGGTGATGAATCGAAAACTTGTTCCATTCTCTTATCACCTCTAGCTCTTTGTTTAGTTACATCTGCTTTTCTTGGTTGCATATAATCTGCAACTTCTTGCCAATGCGTTTCCCAGTTTTGCCTTTGACCTTCAAGTTTTTCAAATCTGGATATTAAACTTTTAGTTAAATCTGTTTTAGCCATTATGCTCCTAATAAACTTTTCTTACCTAATGTTAAACCTTCATCTTTTGTAACACCTCTTGATGATGTTAATATTGTTTGCGATCTACCTTTTGCTTTAGTTTTTTTCTTTCTTACATAAAGTGGATCTTCTTCACTTGTAGCATTTGCTGCTTCTGATTGTGAAACTTCTGCTGTAGTTGGAGATAGAATTGTTTTTGGAACTTGTGTAACTTGATTATTACCATTACCTCCACCTTGTCTTTCTCTATTAATATCTTGATTAGTTTTGTAACCAACTTCTCTTAATTTTGCCAAGCCTTCTCCTGATCCAATTTGTTCGTCTGTCATATCTATTCTTTCTCCAGGTGGAACACTTGTATTATACTTGGATATAAATTCTTTTCTTCTTCTTGTATTGTAAGGTCTAGCTGCATCCGCTAATCCTTTTCCAACAGCTTTAATAACTCTTATAGGCATAGGTGTAAGATCTAATTTTTTTTTAGGTGGTGGTGGTTTTTGGTATCTGTTTGCAGGACCTTCTCCTCCGCCATTGCTACTTGAATTTCCACCCATGTTATTCTCCAAATGTTAAAGATGATTTAGTTTCTTTAGTATCTTTTGGTTTAGCTTTTACTTCTGGTTTTTTAACTTCGTTTTCAAAAGTTTTATCTTCATTCAATACTAAAACTTCTTCTACCTTTTTAGGTTTTGCCTTTGGTTTTTTTTTAAATATTTTTTTAATATTTTCAAACATTATGATCCTAATAAAGTTTTCTTTTCTGTTTCAGCTTCTTCTTCAACACCTAATGGTGATGTAAGGATTGTAGACTTTCTACCTTTTCTTCTTCTTTCCATAGCTCTTTGCTCTGCCGCAATTCTGTCTTTTTCTTCCTGTGATAATTCTGCTTTAGGCGGTTCTGGCAAAGGTTGAACTGGTGGTAGCGGTGGCATTTTTGGTCTGAAAAGTGATCCCATAATTATATAATCCTGTATTCATTATCTGCTACACTTTGTGGAGCAGTTTGTCTATCATTAATTTCTTGCAGTCCTACACTTAGATACCTCATGGCATCACAAGCATGGGAACTCCAATCGTGTACAGGTTTCGATCTGAACATTCTATTTTTATCAATATACTTCCTGTGGTAATGTCTTAACGCATCTATTAACTTTTTGCAATGGTCAGTATCAATCCAGCATCTAGGCAAGGTCATTGTGGTTGCGTGTATGCCATCCTCTAATGGAATTTTTGGTACGACTTTAAACCTAACTCCTAATTGGTAGGCGACCTCTCTCCTGGTTTTACCATTACTAAAATCTGTAACTTCAATGTCATGTGGTGCAAAATGATCTTTGTAAACATAATCTTTATCTTTAATAATCTGCACATAGTGCGGTAATCCTTGACCTCGTTCCTCGTGGTAATCAATAATGTTTACTGATCTACCTAATTGTTGAAAGAATATAATACTGCTATGATCTGAAACTCCAAGATCCCATGATGTTGATACTGGTAAACTTGGGTCGTATGGAACTCTTGTTAGCTGCTTTTTATCTTCCATCTTTGTAAGCACATCTGAATATACTGCACCTTCTATGTTTGCTATCCAATCACATTCAAACTCTTGCTGGAACTTCTTATCTCCCATTACCTCTTTTGCCTTGACTAGCTCTTCTTCATCTACAATTTTTGTTTCACTAGCTTTTGCCTTGTAGTTAAACCAATCATCAGCTCCTTGTGCGTGTTGGTATAGTTCATAGAAGTTGTTGTTCATTCCCATAGGTGTACCAATAAACACACAATAACCTTTTCTATCTGATAGTGCAGGTCTAATTATTTCTGGAAACAACCTACTGTTTACATTTGCGTACTCATCAATTACACAACCATCAAGGTATATACCTCTCAAGCCATCAGAGTTCTCTGAGCCAAGTAATGTAATCCTGCTGCCATTCGGCAAATCCACACGCAACTCTGTTTCGTTAAATTTTGTATAAGGTATCTTTGCTGTAAATTGTTTCATATAATCCCAAGCAATACTTTTCGCTTGTTTAAAGGTGGGTGCTATATAGGCATACCTGGGGTTCTTATTTTTGGACAGCAATGCTGACCTAATTAAGTGGTTGATCATACATACTGTTTTGCCAAACCTTCTATGACAAACTAATACATTCCATCTGTATTCTGATATTTTTTTGTGCAAGAACGCTTGATGCTTTCTAGGTGTATAGGGAATCTTAATATCCATATCTAGTGTATTTTTTTACTAGGCATACTATCTGTGGGTTCAAAGTCAAAGCCAATACAAAGCATAACATAATTAATAAATAGCTGTGATGCTAATTCATTAGGAAAACCAACAAACTTTATAATGACATCATTGCTATCTTTATCAACATAAGCAACTGATTCTACATCTTCTAACCCAAAATGATCCATATACCATATCTAGTTTATTATTGGTGGTCTGGCAATAAATGAATGTGTGTGTGGATAAGGGAGTCCTCGAGTCCCATGTATATATACATATAGTTTGGCGGTCGTTTTCTGGGGTATAAGGGGGTCAAGCAAACCAAAAAAGTAGGTTTACAGGTACAATATTACTATTGATAACTTATGATTATCAATAGTTATTCCTATAACTATTAATTATCGGAAGTAAATAGGTCAGTAATGTTGACCGATATTTTATGTGAAGATCAGCAGCAACGCTTAATATTAGAATAGCAACTTCAACTACAATTATATTCCAGGTCCTTTATTCCAGGATCGCACAAAAAAAACCCCCAATAAAATTAATTATCAGGGGTTTAATTGTTTATTATTATTAATTATTCAAATAATAAATCAAATGATCTATTAATATATTTACCTACTTTTTTATTATCATAGGTTGTTAATAATAATTTATCATTTGTTTCATCTAATTCTTTTTTATCTTTAGATAAACCAATTTTATATACTTCATAATATATATAACCTTCATTATCAATTAGATCATATATTTTATATCCTTCACCTTTAGCATTACTAGAGCTTATACTTTCACCAGTATATTTTTTGTTTTTATTCCAATGTATAAAACCTTTATGATTATAAATATCACTTACTCTATACATTGAGCTAGTATTGTTTATATGTGTTTTAGTCATTTGTTTATTCTCCATTTTGTTTAATCTCTTTATATATCCAATTTATATAATTGCAAGTATTATTTTTAATTAAATTACATTAGAATTATTCTAAACTACCAGGTGTTGCATAATTACAACATGTTGCAAATATGACACATTTTCCCTCTTCATCCTTTTATTCTCTT